TGGATATTCTGGAAGATAATAACCCAACCCTTAGAAGTATTCACCTTGAAGAAGAAAGCGGCTTAAAATCGAAAATAGAAGGTTACAGAAGGTTGTCTGCTGTGGAGTGGATAGCAGAACATACAGAACAAGATGAATTATTTTGCAAGAACATATTGACAAACATATTGGAACATGATATAATTCAAGTATAAAAAAGGAGTTAGAACATGAGTAGAGCAGAAATCAGAAGAGAACAAAGAGAGAAGAAGAAAGAAAACAAAACATATACCTTAACAGCAAGGGAGTTGGAACAGTTAGAACAAAGAATCAGAAGGGAAGAACAGCAAAAGGTAAAACAGGTGATTCTGGATAAGACAAATGTTTTAGCAGAACAAATACTAACAATGATGCTGGTAATTCCAACAAATGTGTTGGTGTCTGATTATTGGCAGAAGTCAGCAAAGAAGCGTATACCAAAGTTTGTAGATGATTGTATGAGCCTATATGAAGCATTTACAAGTGGTGTGGTGAAGATGTCCGAAATGGTAGCACTGACAGAAGAGTATGCAGGAATCAAGTTAGTGCAGGATGAACAGTTTTCCATGTTTGCAGAAAAGGTGGGAGAACATGAAAAGTAAATTACAGAAGGACATAGACAGTTATGTAAGAAAGTATGCAAAGAAGCATAACATAACAAAAGAACAAGCAATGACACATGAACGAGTGCAGAATGTGATTGCATGGTTAAAGTTAAGGGAAGGAGAACAGGAACATGATAAAACAGGTTATAGAAAGGTATGAAATAACAGAAGAATATAATATTGTAGAAAGAATAGATACAAGAAAGCAGGCAGAACAATTCGGGATTGAAAACAGATTGTTACAGTGCACAGAAGAATGTGGAGAACTCATACAAGCATTAAGTAAGTATCAGAGAATCTTACAGGGAGATAAAACATGCCAGACAGATATGTGCCATGCAGAATATATGATAGCAGACGAGATTGCAGATGTAGAACTTCTGTTAGAACAAATCAAGTGCCTATTAGGAAACGAAAGGGAAGTCAGAGAAAGGAAACTATATAAACTTGACAGGACAGAACAAAGATTGTTAGAATAGTTCTATGAGTTCATACAAGAATAGTATATAACAAGTATACAAAGAACAATAGAACAGAACATACCATTTAGAACAAAGACAGAACAAAGAATATAGAAAGGGGCATAGAATACATGGTAACAAAAGCAAGTGGTATCAAGGTAACATACAGAAACATCAGAGAGTTAAAACCATATAAGAAGAACGCAAAGAAACATCCGAAAGAACAGGTTGAAAGAATTATGAACAGTATTAAGCAATTCGGGTTCTTTGAACACAGGGCAGTAGCAATTGATAAAGATGACTATGTTGTGGAAGGTCATGGAAGAATCCTTGCGGCAAAGAAAGCAGGATTGACACAAGTACCTACAATCTGTTTAGATGATATGACAGAGGAACAAATTAAGGCTTGGCGATTGATTGAAAACAAAACAGCAGAATCCAGTTATGATGAAACATTGATTAACGAAGAAATCAGCGAACTTCTGAAATCAGACATTGACATGGAAGTGTTCGGATTTAGTATGGATGCACTGGAAGATGAAACAATAGAAGTTGAACCAGATGTACCATTCACAGAGATATTGAATGAAGAGAACAATTACATTGTGTTGAAGTTCAATAACAAGATTGATTGGCTCAATGCTATGGGATTGTTTGGAATCGAGAAAGCAAAGGCGTACCCAACAAAGAAGGAAGGGAACAAGAAGTCATTCGGTATGCGAGCAGGAGTAGGAAGGGTGCTAGACGGACAGAAAGCGTTAGAAAGGGTGCAGGGTAATGAAGTATAAGGGAAAAGAAATCATTGTTGCTTGTCCGTCTTATAAACGGTATAAGGTGGAGACATTAAGTTATATTCCCTTCTGTAAAGTTTATGTTGCACCAGAAGAGTACGAAGCATATCTGGATTTCAACCCGAAACATACAGAAAATATTGTGAAGTGTCCGAAGGGTGTACAAGGGAATCTGTGCAGAGTAAGAAATTATATTCTTGACACAGAGTTTGAACATGGTGCAGATATTGTTCTGCTGATTGATGATGATTTACGAGCAATCGAACATTTTGAAATGTCAGAGGATGGAACATATGCGTATGAAAAAGTGAAAGTAAAATCAGATGAACTACTAGACTTTATATATAGATATTCTCTATTATGCTATGATTGGGGTTTTCGCTTTTGGGGATTGAATTGTAACAGCGATACAATGTCCTATCGGCAGTATTCTCCATTCAGCACCACATCCTATATAGGTGGTCCGTTCCAGTGTTTCTTAAAGGGGAATGAATTAAGGTATGATGAAAGACTTCCATTAAAAGAAGATTATGACATGACCTTACAGAACATGAACCTGTATAGAGGTGCATTGAGGTTAAACAAATACCATTATGTTTGTAGACAGTCAGAACAAAAGGGCGGTTGTGCAATGTACCGTAACATGGAAAGGGAGAAGGAACAGTTTGAGTTGTTGCGTAAGAAGTGGGGCAGTAACATTGTAAGATTGGACACATCAAACAAAGGAAGGTCAAAGAAGAACAGAAAGTATATTGACTACAATCCGATTATCAAGATACCAATAAAAGGAATCTAACAAGAGGGGCAGAACATTGTTTCTGTCCTTTTTATTTTGTTTAAAAAGTTTTACAAAAAGTGTTGACTTTATAATATATTATGTTATAATAGAATTATCAAAGGAAAGGAAACATGATGTTGAGGACGACAGGTGGTGCTGGTTCAATAGCCATCCGCTGGAGTACAATCCGATAGAAAGAAAACAAACATAGAAGGAGGACATTACATTGAATGACACACAGAGGAATTATGAAACACTGTTAGAAGCAATCAAAACAAATGACATTGGTGCAGAAGAGTTGTTGGACGCATTTACCAATTGGCATGGGTTACAGTTAATTGATGATGATTTCATGGAGTTTCTGGAAGATGAAGGAATCATATAAAAGCGTGTTGACAAAAACAATACATTGTGTTATGATGGAATCAAGATAAAGGAAAACAAATAAGACTTGGCTGTTGCATTTGAGACTTGCTCTTGTGGGAATGGTTAAGCACTGAACAGGAAATGAAGGAGAAGGAAACATGGCAGATTATTTATTGGCAAGTGACAAAGTGGAGAGCATGAAGAGAGAAGCAGAACAGAAGTACAAGAAGTACGAAGAACAATTGTTGAAGTATGCAAAGCGTGACCTTATGAAATATACAGAGGTTATGGCAGAGTGTACAGGGTATCTGAAAGCACTTGCTGATTTGGATTTGTTGGATGATTTTGGAGAATCATTGAACAGAATGACAGAACATGTGATTGAAGAACAAAGGAAGGTGATACAGTGAAGGTGATAGACCTTGAAACAATTGAACCAAAAGAAGTCAGACAGAAAATACAGAACATTACAGACACAGTAAGTAGAGAATTGAGAATATATAGGGCGAGGGTTCGTGTGGAAGAAGGAGTAACAGAGAACAGATATGTTCTGACATTCCACTTTGAAAACAATTACAATTATTCTAGGGTGTTTACCTTGAATGAATTGCTTAATGATTTTGGATATTTCCAATGGCAGACAATTGGGAAAGAATTGATACAGGAAATAAAGAGACAGTTTCTTGTAAAAAAGCGATTGACATTCCGATAATGGTGTGTTAATATAAAAGAGTAAACAGAGTAAGTTCAGAAAGGAGAACAAAACATGAGTGAGAACAAAGGGAACAAATTAGTTGTGGACGACATTGAGGTTGTTGTAAGAGGTATGAGAAACAAACCGTATTATGAGATTAAGTACAGAGAGGTCGGTAACGATGATTATAACATCGGTTTTGGTTCGTATGATTTAAACAATGTCCTCAAGTGGAAAGAGGAAGAATTTGAGGTTGTTTCCGAGAAAGTGGAGAAAGAAACAAAGGAAGTAACAAACAAGATGTTGTTAGAACATCTGAAAGAAATCGAGATTGCACATGGTTGTCTTGCAAATGGAATCAACACATTGTTCAGTGTTATGAGTGAAAGAAAGGAACAGTTAAAGTTAAGCAGGGGCGAAGCGGAAATGATTGAACATGGACAGATTGCACTCGCTTGTCTCACAGGCCGTATGGCTGATATTTCTGGAATGAATGAGAGAGGAAAGAGACATGCGGCAGAGGTTCATGTAGTAGGAAAAGAAGATGTTGAAGGTTTCCTCGATTTTCTGAAAGAAATTTTAAGTTAAGCCTTGACGAACAACAATTGAATATGGTATAATAGGATAAACAAAACAGATAAGGTTCGGCGTACATCAGATTGTGTACATTTGCCACTTATCTGTTTTGTGCATATTAAAACAAAGGAGCAAACAAACATGGATGTGAACATTGAAGTGTCAAACAGATTTGCTTCTTTTCTAACCGATTGGGATTATGAACAATACCTGTTATTGGGTGGGTATGGTAGCGGAAAGAGTTACCATGTAGCATTGAAGATTATACTAAAACTTCTGGAAGAAAAACGAACAGCATTGGTGGTAAGACAAGTGCGTGAAACAATCAAAGAATCTTGTTTCGCATTGTTTAAAGAAATCCTTGAAAAGATGGGGTTGTTATCAGACGAAGCGGTAAGAAACAATCACAGACCAAAGGGGGACAAAGTGGTTGCGATTTCTAGTCCTTTGGAAATCCGTTTTCCGAATGGTTCAAGAATCATATTCCGAGGAATGGATAATACGGAGAAAATCAAGTCCATTCATGGTGTCAGCATTGTTTGGATGGAAGAGTGTAGCGAAATCCGTTATGAAGCATATACCGAGTTGCTAGGGCGTATCAGAGAGCCTAAAGTGACGTTGCATTTTATCTTAACAACAAATCCTGTCGGCAAGGAAAATTGGGTATATAATACCTTTTTTGTGCATACAGATGATAAAGGAAGAGAGAGAACAATACAAAGTCCAGAAGAGTTTTACAGACGTAGAACATTGGTGAACAAAAAGAATGGTGTTTATTATCATCACAGCCTACCAGATGATAACCCGTTCCTGCCTGTTTCATACATTCGCCGTCTGGATGGATTGAAGAGAACAGATAAGCAACTGTGGGTTGTTGCAAGGTGGGGAAGGTTTGGAGCGAATGGAACAAGGGTGCTTCCGAATTTTGTTGTTGCGAAGGACAGCAGAGAGTTCAAACGGAAGGTGAACAGTATTTCTGCACAATTTCATTTCTTCGGACTTGACTTTGGTTTTGAAGAGAGTTACAATGCGCTTATCAGTTGTTGTGTTGATGATGCAAACAAAGTGTTGTACATTTATGATGAAGTGTACATGAATCAGATAACAGATGATAGATTCTCACAGAGACAAGATGTTCGTGCAGTAGCAGAGAGGGCAGGAAGGTGTGAGAAACCAATATGTGCAGATTCAGCAGAACCTAAAACAATTCAGTTTTATAGACAGCAAGGGTACAACATGTATGGAGCGAAAAAGTACATTGGAAGTCGTTTACAGAACACAAAGAAGATGAAACGATTTAACAAGATAGTTTGTTCCCCTAGATGTAAGAACACAATCCGAGAGTTGAAAGACCTTACATATAAGAGGGATTCAAGGGGCAATGCAATCTATGATGAATTTAACATTGACCCACATACATTTTCTGCATTGTGGTATGCGTTGGACACATATACCGTTGCAGATGTGAAGGAGATTAAAACAAACAGTAAAGCAGGATAATGTTTCATGTGAAACGTGGAAAGGAGAACAGAGAGAGAATGAACACATTGAGAAGTAAAACAAAACAAGTAAAAGACATCAGATATTTACAGAAACAGAGTTTGGAGAAATCAACAGACGATTACATGGTGGGGTTGTATAATGGGTTAGAGATGGCAACAGCGATTCTGGAAGGAAGAGAGCCAGAGTTCCTAACCTGTGTAAAAGAACCACCAGTAATAGAGAATGAAGAAGAACAGACAGGACGAACAGTAGCAAATGGGATTCGTAGGAGGTAAGAAGATGTGCAAGAAATATTGCTAGATACATACACAATAGCATTACCCATCATACTTGGCTATATAGTCTGGTTATTAAAACAAACAAACAAAAAGAGAGATGCAAACACAAGGGGAACAATGTTGTTGTTAAGGGTTCAATTAATAGAATACCATGACAAATATTGTGCTATGGGAATCATACCATCGTATGCCTACCAAAATTATTGTGAAATGTTTGAAGCATACAGAGCGTTGGGTGGGAATGGAATGATTTTAAAGATGAAAAAGGAAGTCGACGAATTGGAAATAAGAAAGAAAGGATATGAACACGATGTTTAAAGACAATGTATTTAATGTATCAGTAGATACAAAAAAGTGGTTGAAGAAAGCGGGAGTAAGAGCAGTTAAAACAATGGCACAGACTTTTGTTGCAACAGTTGGAACGGCTACTGTTATGGGTGCAGTAGATTGGAAGATAGTACTTTCTGCTTCTGTTTTGGCTGGTGTTCTTTCCATAGCAACCAGTGTTGCAGGAATACCAGAAGTTGAAGCAGAAGAAAATAAAACAGAGTAAGGAGAAAGAACAATGGCACATTTATATGTTATTGCAGGACATGGAGCAGGAGACTGTGGAGCAGTTGGAAATGGATATACAGAAGCAGAACGAGTTCGTGTGTTGGCAAGTAGAATTAAAGCATTAGGTGGAAACAATGTTACACTTGGGGATATGAGCAGAAACTATTATGCGGATAATGGAATCAGCAAACTGTCTATTCCGAAAGATTGGTGTATTATTGAGTTGCACATGGACAGTAGTGTTTCTGCGAGTGCTAAAGGTGCTCATGTGATTATTAAGGGTTCATACAATCCAGATTCACATGATATTGAATTGGCTAATTTCCTTTGTAATATGTTCCCCGGAAGGTCGAACAAAATTGTTGGAAGGAATGACCTTGCAAACCCAAACAGGGCGGCGGCAAAAGGATTTAATTACAGATTGGCTGAGTTTGGTTTTATTTCAAACAAAACAGATGTATCAACATTTAACAGCAGAATGGATGAAATAGCAAAAGGTGTTTTGTCTGCATTTGGAATTGGTTCTGCATCTGCTTCTGAACCTGTTGATGGGTATGTTGTGAATGGTGGAAAATCACAGAACAACAAAGATGAGTTTGGAGATGTTTCTTACAGAGTACACATGAGAGGAAATGGATGGGGAGCATGGCAGTGTGATGGAGAAATGGCTGGTAGCACTGGACAGAACAGAAGAATTGAAGCAATCTGTTTAGATGGAGATGGAAAAGCCGATGTGACAGTGCACATCAAAGATACAGGAGACAAAGAGTACAAGGGTGTAACAAAACAAACAGTATGTGGAACAATCGGAGAAGGAAAACGAATTGAAGCAATAAAGATTGTCGGAACAGATTGCTATTATATGTATAGAGTACATCAAAAGAACATCGGTTGGAGTGAGTGGGCAAACAATGGAGAGTTTGCAGGAACAAAAGGAAAAGGATTGCAGTTAGAAGCAGTTGAGATTAAAAAAGCAATGTTCAGCGTAAATGCTCATGTACAGAACAAAGGATGGATTGGAGAGAGGGCGGCTGAAAATGTTATAGGCATTACAGGTCATGCATTAAGATTAGAAGCGTTTAAAATCAATCCGTATGGAAAAGAAATCAAAGTAAAAGCACACTTACAGACAGATGGTTGGGTTGATTATGGAACAATAACAAAAGACACAATCATCGGAACAGTAGGAGAAAGCAAACGAATAGAATGTTTGTGTTTTTCTGGGGATTTTGATTACAGAGTTCATGTACAGGGTAGCGGATGGACAGATTGGACAAAGGCTGATGGAGTATCAACATTAGGAACGGTAGGGCAGGAATTGAGAATTGAAGCAATACAGTTTCGTGAAAGATAGTAGAAATTAGGGCGGCGAAATGCCGCCTTTTCTATTGACATGGTTTTTATGTTATGTTATAATAAAAGAAAAAGAAAGGAGGAAAAACCTTTGGCAAGACAAAAACAATATAATGTGGAAGTAACAAGAGCACTTGCTAGTTTTCCTTATTTTGTTTTAAAGAATGAGATAACAACAGGATATAATCTATATACCAAAGAGTTGTTGGAGATAAAACAAAATTATCTGGATTACAAAAAGGGTGCAGAGTTTTATACAGAAGGAAGTGGCGGAGACTATCAGCCATCGGACATTCGGTTTAAGATTGCGAAAACATTGATTGATAAAGAAGCAAGATTTATGTTTTCACAGACACCAGATGTAACAATACAATCTGTTGATACAAACGAAGAACAGATGAAACAGGTGGAACAATACCAGACATTGATTGACAAAGTTTTGAAGGACAAAAAGAACAATTTTTCAAGGACATTGTTACAGAGCGCAAAAGATTGTTTTATCGGGAAGCGTGTTGCATGTCTCGTGGATTTTTCCGAAGAGGATGGCATACAGACACATTTCTATAACAGTTTACAGTTTTATTATGAAACAGAGTATGGCTCTGACAGGTTGACGAAGTTTATCAGTTTTGAAAATGTAAATCAAACAAAATCAACACAGCAGAGGTTGTATCTTGTAAATAGGTATGAGGAAAGGGACGGAACAATCTATATGAGTTCTATCCTTTATAATGGAACTGGAAAGGAACAGGAACAGGTTATACCAGAACAGGAAATTGAGTTAGATTACATTCCTGCGGTTGTAATTATCAATGATGGAACATTAGAGGACAAAAGAGGTGTTTCGGAGATTGAGAGCCTTACAGAATATGAATCTGGTTACAGCAGGCTAGGGAATGGAGACATTGACAGTGAGCGTAAGGGAATGAACCCAATCCGTTATACTGTGGATATGAACTCACAGACAACAAAGAATCTCAGCTCTGGTGCTGGTGCTTACTGGGATTTGAAATCAGAACAAAACCAGAACAATGTTTCGCCACAGGTGGGAACACTAGCACCGAGTATGAATCATACAGAACCAGTGAAGGTTACGCTTGACCGATTGAAAACAACCATGTACAATGAAATTGATATGCCAAACATATCAGAAGAAACAATGGCAGGAACAATCACAAGCGGAAAGGCATTGAAAGCGTTATATTATCCGTTACAGGTTCGGTGTGATGAAAAACTAAAGGCATGGAAACCTGCGATAGAGTTTATTGCAGAAGCAATCATTGACCTTGCTGTGTTGAACAAAGCAGAAGTGATTTCCATGTATGTTCTTACAAGTCTGGATGAAGTACAGTACAACATTGAAGTGATGGAGAATTATGCACTTGCAGAAGATGAAGAAGAAGAGAAGAACTCAGACCTTGCGGAGATTGCGGCAAATGCACGAAGCAGGAAGTCTTACATTAAGAAGTGGAGACGGTCAGAGTTCAAAACAGATGCACAGATTGATGAAGAGTTGATGCAGATAGCAATTGAAAACAATATGTTTGATTCTATGAGTATGAACACACAGGTACAGACAGAATTGAGCAGACGTGGAGTATCTGAAAAGGTTGACGACAATATGGAAGTGATTGACACACAGAAAACATTGGAAGAAACACAAGCAATTGAAGAATAGTTGTTGACATTCTTTGCAGATGTGGTATAATTGAAGTATAAAAACAAGGCGGTGAAGTATGGCAAAACAAAAGTTCAGTTTGAAAAATGCAGAACAGGTCAGACAAACAACCACCATGTCACAACAGAAAGAAATCAAAAGGTTATATGAACAGTTATACCAAGATGTGACAAGGAAGGTTGGACAATTAGGGAACAACAATTTACAGAAACAAAATTTGATATTGTTACAGCGTGACATCAAGAATAGGATTGCACAGTTGAACATTGATATACAGAATGGAATCATCCGAGATATGCGGATAGTTTCCAATGAGGTTGTGGAAGATACAAGAACATTTCTAAAGCAATGCGGTTTTCGTGATGAAGATATACACAATGCGTTTAGTTATGTTCCAGACCAGATTATCAGAAACATCACAAGCGGAAATGTATATCAAGATGGGTGGACATTAAGCGGAGCAATATGGGGATATAACAAAAGAACACAGGAAGATTTGAGCAAGATTATATCCATCGGAACAGCACAAGGGAAGTCAGCAATTGAGATAGTGAAAGAGTTAGAGCAATATGTTGACCCTAGTGCTAGGAAAACCGCTAAAACAATTCATTCGTGGAGATATGACAAAGCAGGGAACAAAATAAAAGACAGTGTATATTTTGGAAAGATTGATTACAATGCGTTACGTTTGGCAAGAACATTGATAAGTCATGCGTACCAACAAAGTTTTGAGAATGTAAACAGAAATGACCCTTTTGTTGTTGGGTATCGGTGGTTGACTTCTAATTTTCATGGAAGGGTGTGCGAGATATGCAGAGCAAGGGCAGAAACAGACCAGTTTGGTTTGGGTGTGGGAGTGTTCCCCAAAGACCAACTACCATTAGACCATCCGAATGGGATGTGTACATTTGAAGCGGTGATACCAGACAGCATGACGGATATAGCGAGAAAGATTGGACAATGGTATCAAGCACCAATAGGAACATATCCAGACATAGATAGATATGCGTTGGATTTTGTTGCATAACAAAGAAAGAGAGAACAGAAAGGAGAACAAACAGGTGAAAGTCCAGAGAGTTTGCAGAAAGTGTGGAGAAGTCAACGAGATTGATTCTAGCAATTTGATTCGTGCAGATGTGTATGATGAAGAAGGAACATACTATAAAATCATGTATTGTGATTGCAAGCGTTGTGGAGAGCGTGATGTGGTGCAGATTGACAACACAGAGACATTAGGAATGTTCCGAAAGTTGAAGGATTTGACAATCAAGGTTGCGAGAAAGAATGTGAAGGGCGAAACAGTTAGTCCGAGGGATGTTCGCAAAAAAGACAAGTGGATGAAGGATTTACGAAAGAAAAGGGAAGATTTGAATGAACTGTGTAGCGGAAAAAAATTATTTGATGAAAATAAAAAAGTTGTAGTTGAACAGCTGACATTCCCAAAGGTTGGTGATATAATTGAAAGTAACTTGTGATAGATGTCATAAGGAATTTGACAACATGTTGAAGGAGAAGGAAAAACAGATTGATGGACAGTGTATCATTAGAACGTATCTGGAATGTCCGCATTGTGGAGAACAGTACGATGTTTGTTATGATAGTCAGTCCACGTTGGTTTTAAAGAAACAAATTCGCAGACACACAGCAATGTTGGGAACAATCAGAGATGAACACCAATACAGGAGAAAGTTAAAAGACATTGAGAAGAAACAAAAACGGTTAGAAAGAGAAATGAAAATCTTGCAGACAAAGTATTGCAAATATTTTGAAGAAAAGGAGAATTGAACATGGCAGAAGAAGTAAAGGGAACAGGAACAGAAGGACAGCAGGGAACAGAAGGAACACAGAATCAGCAGACACAGCAGAGTACACAACAGCAGACAACGGAAACACAGAAGCAGGGAGCAGAACAGAAAGTTGATGTTGAAAAAGTGAAAAGTGAAGCGTTGTCTGGATTTCTGAAAGACCTCGGAGTTGAGGACGCAGATGCTTTGAAAGGGATTGTAACAAAACATAAGGAAACAGAAGAAGCAAACAAAACAGAGTTACAGAAGAAGGAAGATGTTCTGACAGAGACAACAAAGGAACTTGCAAGAGAACGTGAGGGAAGAATCCTTGCAGAAGCAAAGTTATCAGCGGTTCAGTTAGGAGCAAAACCAGAGTTGGTAGACGACCTTGTTGTTGTTGCAAAAGCAAAGGTAACAAAGGAAAAGGACATCAATGCTGTAATTGCAGAAATCAAAGATAGCACGTCTGGAAAGGTGTACTTCAAGTCTGATGACGAAGAGGAAGAAGAAGCAGGAAAGAACAAAACAAAAGGAAAGACAGTTACCAGAGCAAGGGTAACAAAACCTTCTGAAAAGTCCAAAGGAAAGGAAGAGGAAGAAGGAAAGAAAGAAGAACACAAAGGCTCTATGGCTGAACGTCTGTTGGCAGGACGGAAGGAAAAGAAAAGCCATTATTTCAAATAGGAGGTAAAACAAATGCTGAATAACACAGGTATTAAGAAAGAGACATATGGCTCTGGAAAACAGATTCTTTTTGCTGTGGAACACCAAGTTTCAATGGGAATCGTTGTTGACCAGAGTGTAGGAGTAACAGAGGGAACAAAGAAGATTGCAAAGGCAGGAACACCGCTTACTGGAAATCTTGATGCAAGAGGAACAGCGTTTACAGCGGCTACAACTTCAACGGATTCAAATGCAGTAGGAATCTTGTTACATGATGTTGATGTTACTGTGGATGATAACAACGGAGCAATTCTTCTGTTTGGTTTCGTGAACACAAACATGATTGATGGTACAACAAAAGCGAAGATTACCGCAGATGTAAAAAAGGCATTGCCTATGATTAAGTTTGCGGCTTGCTAAAACAAAGAAAGGGGAAACAAAACAATGAGTATTTACGATTTAATTATCAGCGAAGAGATTGTTGCGTATTGGGAACTGCTCACACAGGAGAGAGAGCCATACATGGGCGAAGAGTTGTTTCCAGACGACAAGAAGTTAGGGCTTGACCTTAAATGGTTAAAGGGTTCAAATGGACTTCCTGTTGTTCTGAAAGCGTCCGCATTTGATGTTGCGGCTATTCCTCGTCCGAGAATCGGTTTCGAGAAGTTAAGCGCACAGATGCCGTTTTTCAAGGAATCAAAGTACATTGATGAAGAGTTAAGACAGGAACTTAACAAGGTTATCGAGAGCAACAATCAAGCGTACATTGACGCAGTAGTAAACAGAATCTTCAATGACGAAATGGATTTGTTAGAGGGTGCGGCGGCGCAGAGAGAGCGTATGCGTATGATGGCACTTACAACAGGAACAATTGTTATGGAAGGAAATGGGCAGGTATATGAGTATGATTACCAGATGCCAGAGAACCACAAAACAACTGTAACAAAGTCATGGAGTGACCCGACAGCAACAATTATGGAGGACATTCGGAAAGGAATTCAGCAGATTGTTGATGATACAGGAGTAACACCAGAGAGAGCAACATGTTCTTCCAAAGTGTTTGGATATTTCCGTATTAACAATGAGATTAAGGCATCTATCATGGTACTTACAGATGGTGCAGGATTTATCTCTGATGCAAAAATCAAACAGTACATTGCGGATGAACTTGGTTTGCAGATTGTTGTAAATGACAAGCGTTACAAAGATGAAACAGGAACAGCGCAGAGATATGTTGCAGACGATGTGTTTGTTATGTTCCCGTCTGGACAGTTAGGAAACACATGGTTCGGAACAACACCAGAAGAGTCTGACCTTATGACAGGAAGTGTTGCAAATGTAACAATCACAGACACAGGTGTAGCAGTAACAACCATTCAGAAAGCAGACCCCGTAACAGTTGAAACAAAAGTAACTATGATTTGTCTGCCAGACTTCCCAACAGCAGACCAAGTTTACATTCTGGATGTAATTGCGTAAGGGAGGAAAGTAACATGGCAATGGTAACAGCAAAAAGAGGACAGCATGTTGTGAAGGTGAGCAAACATTCTTATGAAACATTGTTCCGTAACAAAGGGTACAGGATTGTTGGAGAGGAAGAAGCGAAACAAGAAACAGACATGATTGATACAGGAGAGTTTGAGGAAGAAGCGGAAGAAGTACACGAGGTTGAAACAATTCCGATTTCAGAGATGAACAAAGAGCAGTTAGCAGAGTATGCGAAAGAACATAACATTGACACATCTGGTGCAAGAAATGTTCGTGAAGCGAGACAGATTATCCAGAAAGCAATCAGAGAAGCAAAGATGTAGGAAGAGGGGAAGTGAACAGATTGGATGATAACAAAAAGTTAGAACAACTGAAATTCAATTTAAGGGAAAAACAGATTCCTTATTTTGAAGATTCGGAACTACAAGCATTGTTAGACAACAATGGTGGAGATGTGAACAAAGCGAGTTATGAAGGTCTGATTATAAAGGCTGAAACAACAGGTTTGAGCGTTAGCGGATTGACTACGCAGGACAGTTCCAGTTATTTCAAGATGTTGGCTTCCCGATATGTTTCTACGAACAGTGGGGTGCTGACATAATGAATGAAGCAAGAATGAAGATGGAACTCCACAAGGTTTTGAGAGAGATACAGATACATGGAACAGAGTATACATTCTTACGAAAGAGCGTAGATGGATATGGAGAACCTACGAAAGAAGAACCAAAACAGGTCGTAAAGGTTCAAGGGTTGTTCCATGTATCAAAGGGGTATATTACACAGAACATACAGGATGGAACAAAGACACACAGCAAAGGACAACCAATGCTGATGGTAGCGTATGAGAACACAAGAGAGATACAAACGGATGATTTTTTAATAATAAATGAAAACACATACAAAGTTGTGGAGAAGAACAACATACAGGAATATAACATAGTAACAGACATTTCATTGGAGTTGGTTTTAGATGGCAGGAATTAGGATTGATGCTTCAAAGTTGTTGGCAAATCTGGAAAATGCCGAAACAAAGTCACAGGTTGCAATTCGTATGTTTGCACAGGAGGGTGCAAAGAAGTTTGAGAACTATGCAAAAACACATAGACCTTGGACAGACAGAACAGGACATGCGAGACAGAGGTTGACAGGTTGGGTAGAAGTGCTAGCAAATAAAGTACGAATCCACATTGGACATGGCGTTGATTATGGTGTATATTTAGAGTTGTGCCACGAAAAGAGGTTTGCAATCTTACAGCCAACAGTAAACGCTTTGTCCAAGGAAGTGCTAGAAGGGTATGAAGAATTAACGAGGTACATGAAACCATGAGCAGTATTTTAAAAACAGTTTATGATGTGCTAAAGAAAGATGGAAAAACAGATGTATTCTTCCCTTCACAGCATAAGGGGGAGTGTTTGAAAGAATACATTGTTGTAAAGTCAGATGGAACAATTGAAGAAGCAACAGTGTCAAGTGAAAGACCAATCTATACATTGTTATGTTATGTTCCACAAGATGAATACAGCAGATTGGAAACCTTTGTTGCGGAAACAAAACAAAAAATGAAAGAAGTGTTCCCCCTTGTAATGTACATCGGAAATGAAACACCAAGTTTCTATGATGATAATGTAAAGGCTCACATGATAAGTTTCCAATATCAAGGGTGCAGAAAAATAGAAAATTGGTAAGGAGGTAAAACAAATGCCTAGAACAAAAAAGAAAGCGGTTGGGATTCCTACAATTGATGTTTCGCTTGTTGTTGTAAGAACAGGAACGGAAGATAGTGGGTTAGAAATCGCAGTTGACACAGCGAACAAAATTGGAGTAGAACCGCAGACAGAAACAACGGATGCTGTAAAGTTGGTAAAACTCGGCAGATTGTTAGCACAGAAGCCGTCAGAGACAACAATTACAGGACATCAGATTACATTGACAGACAATGTGTTCATTCCAGAACTCGTTCAGATTTTTCAAGGTGGAACAATCGAAGGAGAGGGAGACACACTTGTTTACAAACCGCCAGTTGCAGGAAGTGCAGAGAAAGGGCAGGTATTTGAACTTGATGCATATTCAGCAGAGTATGATGCAAGTGGACAGATTGTGAAGTATGAGAAGATTACATACCCGAATTGTCAAGGAACGCCAATCACGATTAACACAGAAGATGGTGTTTTTAGACTTCCAGAGTATGTTATAAATTCAGCACCGAAAACAGGAGAAGCACCGTACACGATTAGTTATGTGAAAGCGTTACCGTCTTTTCCTAGTTCCTCTTCCGTAAATACCGCAAGTGTTATGGCGTTGTCAGACAGTGAAGGGGATAGCGGAACTGCTCTTGTGAGTGGGGATGCAGAAACAGGTCTGACGAAGAGTGAGAGTACAACAGAAATCGAAACAAAGTAGAACAAAGAGTAAAAGGAGAATAAGAACATGGCAGGAACAAAAACGAAAAAAGCAACAGTAGCAACCGTAACATCAATTGAGGAATTGAAACAGTATTCCAATGGAACATTGGTAGAACTTCCTTGCTTTGCAGAAGGTCAGCCTTTTGTTGCGAGATTGAAAAGACCTTCCCTTCTTGGAATGGTGAAACAGGGAAAGATACCAAACACATTGCTTGTTCGTGCAAATGAATTGTTTGTACAGGATGGAACAGGGTTTGACCCCGATGAAGAAAACATGATGGCACAAATGTTTGATGTGTTGGAGTTGATGGCACAGGAAACATTTGTAGAACCTACATATTCAGAAATCAAAGATGCAGGAATCGAGTTGACGGACGAACAGATGATGTTCATTTTCAACTATGCACAGCAGGGGGTAAAGGCATTAGAATCCTTTCGTACAGAGTAGGAAAATAGAGAGCGTCCTCGCTATGTCAAAGCAGTATGGCTGTCTGCCTAGTGTTATTCTAGGGATAGAGGATAGTTATACTGCTTTTTGTTTTAATGAAGCATGTTGCGAGATTCTAGCGAGGTTGCAGAACGATGAAAAACCCTATTACATAGAACAGAGAGAACAAGCGGAAGAACCAAAACATTACAGTAATTTCAAAGATTTTTACAAAGCGTATGGAGGGTAAACATGGCAGTTAATATGGGAACTGCTATTGCATACCTTGAACTCGATACCTCAAAGTTTTCAAAGGGATTTGTTTCCGCTTATAATGATTTAAAGGTATTCGGGGACAAGTCAGCAACAGCAGAACAAAAGTTGAACGGTTTGTCGAGTGCCTTTAAAACAACAGGAGGTTTGTTATCGAAAAACGTAACATTACCGATTGTTGGAGTTGGTGCGGCGGCAGTGAAAACAGCAACAGACTTTGAAGCAGGAATGTCAGAGGTCAAGGCGATTTCTGGTGCTACTGGTTCAGAGTTTGATGCGTTAAGAGACAAAGCAATTGAGATGGGTGCTAAAACAAAGTTCTCTGCAAGTGATTCAGCAGACGCATTTAAGTACATGGCTATGGCTGGTTGGGATGCGTCACAAATGATGGATGGTATTGCAGGAATCATGGACTTAGCGGCGGCATCTGGTGAGGATTTAGCAACAACATCTGATATTGTTACAGACGCATTAACAGCGTTTGGTTTACAGGCAAGTGATTCAGCGCACTTTGCAGATGTTCTTGCACAAGCAAGTTCCAAGTCAAACACAAATGTTGGTTTGATGGGGGAAACATTCAAGTATGTTGCGCCAGTGGCAGGGGCGTTAGGTTACAGCATAGAGGACACAGCGGTTGCTATTGGATTGATGGCAAACAGTGGAATCAAGGGAAGTCAAGCAGGAACAGCGTTACGTTCTACCATAACAAGGTTGGCAAAACCTGTTGGAGAAGCGAAGGACGCAGTAGAAGAACTTGGAATCAGTATAACAAATGCAGATGGAACAATGAAACCGTTGAGCCAAACAATGGTGGAGTTGCGAGAGAAGTTTGCAGGATTGACAGAAGAACAAAAAGCGCAGTATGCGGCTATGTTGGCAGGACAAGAGGGAATGTCTGGATTGTTGGCAATCGTCAATGCTTCGGATGAAGATTTCCAGAAATTAACAGACGAGATAAACAATGCGAATGGTGCGGCAGAGGACATGGCATCTGTTATGATGGATAACACAGCAGGTGCAGTAGAACAATTAAAAGGTGCGTTAGAATCAGCAGGGATTCTGATAGGAGAAAAACTTACACCGTATATCAGAAAGTTAGCAGAGTGGATAACAGGACTTGTGGAGAAGTTCAACAGTTTGTCGGAAGAAGAACAAGACCAGATTGTTAAGTTTGGATTGATACTTGCGGCAATAGGTCCAGTGTTATTGATTCTTGCAAAAGTGATTTCAGTTGTTTCAACAGTAGTAAAAGCATTTAAGTTGTTCGGAACAACAATGACAACAATTAAAACAAGTGTTGACCTTGTGAAAGCAGGTTACGCAGGGTTGGCAACACAGATGGGAGGAATCCCAAAACTTGTTGCAGGAATCTCCACAGGGTTTGGTGGAATGTTAGCCCCTATTATGGCAGTTGTTGCGGTTGTGGCTGTTCTGATAGGTGCATTTGTCACGTTGTGGAAAACAAACGAAGATTTCCGTAACAAAATGACGCAAATTTGGAACAAAATTAAAATATCAATTGATGGTTTTTTTGATGGGGTTGTGGAGCGTATTAATGCACTAGGTTTTGATTTTGAAAGCATAACAGAGGTAATCAAAGCAGTATGGCTTGCATTGTGTGATATTCTTGCGCCAGTGTTTGAAGGTGCTTTCAATACAATCGCAATCGTATTAGATGGAGTATTTAATCAGATACTTTCTGTCATGGACATTTTTATTGGATTGTTTACAGGAAACTGGGAACAACTTGGCGAAGGTGTAAAAGGGGTTGTGTCTGGAATTGTTGAAACATTTGCAAATCTTGGAAGTAACATACTTAGCGTGATTGGTGACATTGGTTCAGAGATATTAAACAAACTTGGATTTGAAAAGGCGGCAGAAGGATTCCAGAACTTTTTCGATACATTGTCTGATTTGTTCGGGCAGATACCAGAATTGTTATCTGGTGCGATTGATGTTATTGTTTCATTCTTTACCGAAACAATACCAAACGCATTTAACAGCGCAATTGAAGCGGTACAAGGGTTTGTTGATAACATCATAGAGTTCTTCACAGTAACAGTCCCAGAAGCATTTAACACTTTTGTGAATGAGACAATACCAAATGCAATCAATAGTATTGTGCAGTGGTTTGAACAATTACCATACATGATAGGGTATGCAATCGGAGAATTGATTGGATATTTCTATTTGTTCGCAACAAATTTGTGGACATGGATAACAACAGAACTGCCTTTGATTATAGAAGGTATCATACAATGGTTTGCACAGTTGCCTAGCAGGATTTGGGAATGGCTGACAGGAGTGGTAACAAATGTTATCAATTGGGGCGTTGAGATGTATAACAATGCTGTGTTGGCGGCTTCAAACTTCGTAAACGGCGCAATAGAATGGATTTCACAGTTACCTAGTAGAATATGGGCGTGGCTCACTTCTACGGTGTCCAATGTGATTTCATGGGGTGCTAACATGGTTTCACAGGCAAGGTCGGTAGCAACAAACTTTGTAAATAGTTTTATTAGTTTTATTACAAGTCTACCTAGCAAGGTTTGGGGAATCATTCAGCAAATACCTAGTAAGGTTTCTGCAATTGGTTCACAGTTGTACAATGCAGGACGAAACATATTCCAGAGTTTGTGGAACGGAATTAAGAGCATCGGAGATAGCATACTTGGTTGGGTTTCTGATTTCGCAGGAAAGATTGGGGATTTTGTTGGTGGCATTGTTGATGGATTCAAGAATATTGTTTCTGGTGCGAATGATGCGAAGTCTGCGGCAAGGTCAGTAGATGGTAAACACGCAAATGGTCTTGATTATGTTCCGTATAATGGATATGTTGCAGAGTTACATGAAGGAGAAAGGGTATTGACAAAACAACAGAACAGGGAGTATAATGAAGGTAGAACAGGACAGGGTGGAGATACATTCAATTTCTATAACACGAAACCGACACCTTATGAGTATGCAAGACAGATGAAGAAAGCAAAGAAAGAATTATTGTTCGGAATTTAAAGGAGGTATAACAGTTGATAGAGAGTATCAAGTGCAGAAATGTAATAACGCAAAAAGAAATAACAATAGAAAAAAGTGCAAAAGTATTTGTGCTTGATGAGATTGATTGGGATTCTCCTTCTATTTCGATGGAAAATTACAGAGTTCCATATCAAGTTGGACAGACATTAGCAGGTGTTACAGTGGGAACAAGAAAACCCACTGTAACAGGATATGTTGTTGCTGATACATCAAAAATTAGTTCATTGGGGAAAAAATGGAGTGAATACCTAAAAGAACAGGAACAACAGATTGAAGAAAGCAAAATAGAACTTGACAAAATGTTCTCTGTGTATCAAGATGTTATCATAGAAGCAAATGATTATTATATTATTGGAAGACCAACACAGCCACCAAAGTATTCAACAAAAGAAAAAGAAAACAATGAGATTATGTGTTATTTTGAATTAGAGTTTGAGTGTTACAGTCCATTGTTTTATTCAACAAGCAAAATGGTTGAACTTGCAACAACTGTTGGGGAATTTCATTTCCCATTGATTATTCCACCAGAAAAGGTGGTATTTGGTAAGATTATGAGAAGACAGAGTATAAACATTACCAATGATGGAAACAGTGATGTAGGGTGTACAATCAAGGTTGGTGCAAGTGGTGGTGTGGTAAAAGACCCAAAAATATATAATGTGAACACAGGGCAGTTTATATCATTTGACAATGTAACATTGCAAGATGGAGATTATATTACAATCACAACAAGCATTGGAGAAGAAAATGCAATACATCATGTTGCGACAACTTCTACTGATGTTTCGCTGATTGGGGACATCTCTGTTGGCAGTGAGTTCATACAAATAAAACAGGGTTCTAACTATTATGCATATGAAGTGGATGAGGAATATAAAAACAACATAGAAGTTACCATAGAATTTATGGAACGATATTTTAATATTAGGGGGATGTAGGACATGATAGAAATACTTGATAGTAATTTGAAAAAAGTTGACATCCTTAGAAAATACACATTTTCGCAATATGTGGATAAGTTTAGAGAAGTCGGAACATTTAAACTTAATGTAAGAATAGAAAAAGAAAATTTATACCTTATGGATGAAACAGAACAATATTATGTGTTGTTTGATGGCAAAACATTTGGAAGAATAGACAGTGTAAAAAAGGACAGTGACAGTGAGTTTGAAAAAGTTCTTGAAATAACAGGAAAGTTAGCACCTGTATTATTTACAGAAAGGGTAGTCAATGGAACACTTACATTTAGTGGAAATACAGCACAATATGTAAGAGAGTTAATATACCAGAACATTGTAAAAGATGCAACAAAAAATAGATATGTGAATATTGATATACAGTATGATGATGAAACATATTTAAACAGTATTTGCAGTAAGGTGGATAAACAAATAACAGGTGGGTATGTTTGGGATGAGGTTCAACCAGTATTAGAGCAGGACAAACTTGGTATTTTCTTTACACCGATTGTAAGAACAAAGCACATTGTTGATGGTGTAGAAACAAACATATCAGAGTGGGAGTTGAAAATCAGTGCAGGAAAAGATAGAAGAAAAGGAAACAAACAAGGAAACAGACCTGTTGTGTTTTCACAATCATTGAGTAATATTGCAAGAACAACTTATGACCACGAAACAGAGAAGTACAAAAACATTGCTTATGTTGCAGGAGAAGGAGAAGAACAGGAACGTAAGTGGTATGAAATAGGAATTAACGCAGGAGTTGAAACAAAGAACAAAAAGGGATGGGGATGCAGAGAGTTATGGATTGATGCAAGAGATATTCAGAGCGAGGATTCTGATGGAAATGTAATTACAAGCGAAGAATATGAAAAACTGATAAAACAAAGGGCAAATGAAAAGGCAACAGAGAACACAGTTGAGCGTTCTTATTCTTCAACAATAACAGAAGCAAACAACCAATATGAATATGGAAAAGATTATTACAAGGGAGATTTTGTTACAGTTATTGACAATGAACTTGGAATCACAGTAGATGCACAGGTAACAGAAGTAACAGTAACAGTAGAAGGAACAAGAAAAGTAGTAGATATTGATTTTACTTATGGCAAGGTCAATCGTGACCCAGTGGAACAAATCAAGGATGCAATACAGAAGTCTGAAACAAATGATAGCAATATAAAGTATCTGGAAAACAAAACAATAAAAATGGAACAAAAAGTAAATGATATTTCTGCATATGTTATAGAATCTGGCAAATATAAGGTTTGGAATTACAGAAAGTGGAGCGATGGAAAAATAGAGATGGAAGGAGTTATAGAGTTTTCTGGAACGATGAATACATCACAAACAACAGCAACGGCGTGGAAAGAATTTCGGTTTCCAGTTAGTGATACAGGATTTCCAGTTGTACTTATTGAAGATAAACCAGAGGTTATAGCATCTCCTGCTCCCGGTGCTGGTGAATATTTGTTTGTAATTGGAACAAATGCAGATAAGGAACATTTATCAGCAATGTCAATAGCAAGATATAACACAACAACATTACAAGCATTTACAGCAAAAGTTTCTGTTAGAGTAGTGGGAAAATGGAAATAACGATTGACAGAACATAATATGTATTGTATAATATTTTTAAGAAAAGAAAGGAGAGAACAAAACAATGGCAGAAACAAGTGGTTTTTTTAATGCATTAGAATCTGGTGGAACATATGACAGAGTATATGATGCGAATGATTTTGCAGAGTATTTTGCATTGTTTATTGGGAACGGAGTTTTTGCAGACCCAATGAATCAGTTGAAAGTTGTGCCTAAGAGTGGGTTGACAGTAACATTGAAAAAAGGAAATGCTTTCATTGATGGATATTGGTACAAACTTTCAGAAGACATGGACTTTACATTGTCACCAAATGGAACAAGTTATGCAATAACAGATGTTATTGCGGTTACACTTGACAAAACAAATAGAGTTATAACAGCAAAAAAGAAAGAACAGGTTTCAAGTATTGTGCCTGTGAACAATGGTGTTGTGCATGAATTGATTGTTGCAAGCATTAGCCTTGGTGTTGGTGTTAGTTCAATTACAGAAGGAATGATAGCAGACCAAAGACCGTATGAAGATTATTGCGGATTTGTGACAGGAACAGTAGACCAGATTGATGCAGGAGAAATGTTCACACAGTTAGAAGCACAGTTCAATGAATGGTTTAACACAATACAGGGAAAACTTACATCGGATGTTGCAGGAAGTCTACAAACACAGATTGATGATTTAGACCAAAAGATTGATGATGTAAAAACAGAAGTTGAAACAAACATAATTGGAAACACAGCAGTTATGGAATGGGTGCATGAAGAATCTGGTGGAACATATTTCGTAACAAGTGCATATTCTTTACCAGATGGATTTACACAAGATAATTGTTACATAAAAAGTGCAATGCTTAAAAAAATTAAAGGAACAGGGATGGGTGTGTTGTATGAATGGACAACTGGAAGTAATGACTTTTGGACATGGGCAGAGTTGGAAGCAGGAGACACCGTTAGATTTGGAGGGGAGTCACCAAGCGGAGCATTAAGTTGGAAGGGAGAATACAAAATACGAATTGTAGTTGAAAAGATAATAAATGCTACTGCTGAATAAATGCAAAAGAAAGGATGAGTTGCATGAATGAATTTGAAAAAGTGTTGATTGATTCACAGAAAGAAGTGGGGAAATCAAACAAGAGAAAAGACAAAATAATCGTGTTGCTTATTGTGTTAATGTTCCTTGAAGCAATCGTTGGTTATTCTGGTTTTATTTGGTATGAAAGTCAGTTCGATTATGTAACAACAGAACAAGAGACACAAGATGTTGATTTGAGTACAGAAGGAGATAATGCAAATGCAGAATACAACGAAGTACAGGGAAATCAATATAACGATAGTGCAACACATAATGAACAATAGAAAGGAGGTAAAACAATATGCCTTCTAAAGCAAGAATAAAAGTCACAAAGGTTCGGACAACAAAGACAGTGAAAGTCGGAAAGTCCAGAAACAAGTCTGGTGGAAATCCGCATAAATGTCCTACTTGTGGCAAGTTTATAGGGAATGGTTCGCATGGATAAAGACAATGCAAGAACAAGAAAGAAATTAAAACAGATTAGTTCTGTCAAAGACTTTGAAAGTTTAATTGAACAAACAATGTTGAGTGAAGAAGAGAAACAAATATTGTGGTTGCATTACAAGGAACAGAAAACAATGGCATTTATCGCAGACGAGTTAGGAATGTCAGAGATAACAGTTAAAAAGAAACATAGTAAAATGCTGATGAAAATTGGCAGGATGTTTTAAACAGAAGGAGGGTTTTGCCCTCCTTTTTTGTTGCAATTCTTTAGAGATACTTAACGTATACTTTATTTATATTTCAATATATTTACCCATAGTATAATAGAATCACAAACAAACAGAGAAGTAAAACAAAAGGAGGTAATGAAGATGTATAACAATTATACACCATATGGAGTAAGTCCATATCAACAGCAGTTGACACAGAATAGATTGAACCAGATGGAACAGCAATACAATGGTGGAGCATATCAACCAAGTTATCAGATGCAGAACAATCAGCAGATGGGAACAATGCAAATTATCAAAGGTAGACCAGTATCAAGTTATGATGAAGCAAAAGCGAGTATGATAGACCTAGATGGAAGTTTGTTTGTGTTCACAGATATTGCAAACAAATGTATCTATACGAAGCAGTGTGTTGTGTGTTCTATGAAAAGGGATGGCTCATTGATTACAATTTGATGATGTGTTATCTTGAAGATGTGCAACATGAACTCAAAAAGATTTACAGAATGTGTGAGGAACTCAACGGAACAGGTTATGATGTTCTGTACATTATGGAGATACAGAAGAAAATCCATGAAGAGTACAAAGAGAAAATGAAGAAGTTGAAAGTGCAGAAATAAAACAAGAGTGTGAGAACATGAAAAGAACAAAACAAAGAACATGAAATAGGCTTACTTGTAATTGTTATAGGTAGGCTTATTTTTTTTGAATTTTTACAAAAAAACGTATTGACGAACACAGAAAAGTGTGATAAGATAGAATCAAGTTAAGGGAAGGAATTTCCCAAGAGAGAAAACAAAACGAGAAGGAGAACAAAACAATGATGCAGAGATTTACAAGAACAAAACATGTGGAGTTAAACATTTACAGTGAGTGCAAGTACACAGCAAGCGAAGAAGTATTTGAAAACCAAAAGGTTGTGGAGTATGAAAACGTAATCGGGTTTGAAGTAGTTGCAGGAGAACAGGCGAAGGAAATCGAAACACACACAGATGAAAGTTGCATAGATGATATGCACGAATACCTTGTGTTATATTTTGAGAATGGAGAGACATCCACATTCAGAAATAGTTATGTTGATATGTTTGCTTGGTAGAAACAAAAATGGGTGTTGACAAGTTCAGCACCCTATGATACAATAGAACCATAGAAAAGAAAACAAAATAAGGAGTGAACAGAACAATGACACCATTACAGAAGCGTAGGTTAAAAAGGAAGTTCCAGAGGTTCTGGAAAGAATGGGGTATTACATGGGAAGAATTTGAAATGCTATTAGGGGCAATGTCTACAATCATGTTCCCATTTTTATTGAGAATATTCCTTGCATTTTTTGGAATTTGACGATTGACACTGTGGTATGTCGGTAGTATAATAAAAGTATAAAGTAAATAAATTCAATCAAACAGAAAAGGAGAACAAACAATGAACAAAACATTTGAAGAAATGACAGTGAAGGAGTTAAGGGAAGAGAGCAGAAAGCGTGGGCTTACGTTGGAGAGTAAAGGACATAAGTTCACAAAACCAGAGTTAATCGAGAGACTTACAAAGTGGGATGCAGAACAGGCTGATATTGATGCAGACATTAAGAAAGCAATTGACGAAGCAGGACAGGAAACTCTGGTAGACCCCGAAGGTGACGAAGCATGGGGTGATGCAGAATGTGAGAAGGTGGAGACTTGTGCAGAGTGTGAACATGCTCATTGTGAGAACACACCAAAGGTTGAAACAAAAGAAGATGGTTACATTGTGTATGCAAAAACACTGGAAGAAATCGAACAGAAGTATGGAAACAGAAAGAAACAGGAAATCTATGACAACGAGTTAAAGGTTGGCAGTTATGTTGTGTTTGTCCACTATGTAGAAGCGAGAAACGGACAGATTTACAAGAAGTTAAGAACAGCGAAGGTTGTGGGAATCAACAGAAAGAAAGAACTTGTCAGAATCGTTACTCTGTTAGGAACGGAGAAAGAACTTTCCTTTGATGAATTACTTTACATTAAGGGAAGTGCGAAGAATTGTTCCTACCCGAAGGACATTGCAATGTATCTGAAAGAACAGAGAACAGAGAAAGGCAAGGTGCTTATCAATGAAAGATTTGCAGAAAACAATGTTGCTGATTAAAGACAGCGTAAGAAAGTTGTATGATGCACAACAGGAGAAGAAACAGTTTGACAAATACTATGAAGAGGTGAGGAAGAAAGAACAACTTGCCATTTCAAATTTCATGTTTACAAGTCTCCCAAAAGGACAGAACAGTTTTGAAATAGAACTTGACGAGGGGGAAGGATATTATACAAACCATGTGAAATTGAATGTAACAAGAGTAAGGACAAAAAAAGTGACATGGTTGCTGGACAAGTTAAAACAGAAGGTCGGGAAAGACATATACAGTGAGGTTGTGAACAAAACATATACAGTAAATGATATGCAGGGATTGATTCGGTATTTAAAAACATGTGGAGTTGACCCAAAGAAGTTCAAAAGGTTCATTGATGTGACAGAAGAACTTGACGAAACAAAACTTGACACCTACTATGAAACAGGGGCATTGAAAACAAAAGACATAGAAGGTTGTTACGCTGTGAAGATGGGAGAGCCATACATCAGAATCACAGAGTTAAAGAGGTAACATGACGAGAGAATATGGAGGGAAAGAACTAGCAAAAGTGCTTATCTATTATGGACTGATTGCAGATGTCGTAAGTTCTGATTTTAACATCATTTGCCCTTTCCATGAGGATATAAACCCTTCCATGAGGGTGTGCCTAACAGATGGTTCTTTCTTCTGTTTTGGATGTGAAGCAAAGGGAAATGCCCTAGACTTTGTGAGGAAGGTACATCCAGAATTAAATGAGTTACAAGCGTGTGTTTTGTTGGAACAAATATTAAACAGTGATGAAGTAAAAAAGTTAAATGTGAAGTATAAGAAGAAAAGGAGATTGCAGAACAAGCAAGCCTTGAATGAAGCACATGACTATTATTATGGACTACGAACTGTTGATTGGAATGACATACACACAAAAGAAGAACATGAAGTTTTACAGTATATGAAACAAAGGGGATTTGATGAAAGAGCATTGAACATTGCACATTGTAAAACAAACTATAATATTGCTTATCCGTTTTTGTTCCCAATATTAGACAATGGGGAGTTCAAAGGATGGGTTGGCAGAACTATGAACAAGTATGTTGAAAAAAAGCGCAAGTATTTATACAATGATGGTTTTAGAAAACGAGATACATTGTGCGGAACATATGAACAAAACAAAGTGGTGTTTGTTTGCGAGGGGTTTATGGATTACCTTAGTTTGAGAACAAGAGGACACATTAAGAATGTTGTTGCTATTTTGGGATGGCATATATCAGATGAACAAGTACAGAAGTTGAAAGATAAAGGAGTGACAACGGTTGTGTCTGCTCTGGATAATGACAAAGCAGGGAATAAGGGTACAGAGTATTTAAAACGGTTTTTCCATGTGGTAAGGTTTGATTATCCAGATGGAGTAAAGGATGCAGGGGAAATGTCGGAACAAGAGTTAAAAATGGCAATCAGACGGACAAGGAGGGCTTATAAACGTGACAGTTAGTTTTAAGTTGATGATGGGAATGACGCTGTTCCATGCACAGACCATGAAGGAATTACGGATTGACAAGGTAATAGAACAGAGTTATAATGAAGATAGTCAAGAATACAAAGAGTTGTGCAAGGAATATACACAAGTGATAGGATTTGCAAGAGAACTTGACAAAACAGAGTTTGACAAAGAATTGATGAAGGAACTAGCAAGAGAAGCGAAGGAAGTACAGAAAGAAACAATTGAACAGATTGAACAGGTTGTAAAGAATTGTTATTACCAAGGAACAACAGCATACATATCTTTTGGTGGGTATATGATTAACCCAAAAGAGTTTTGTGCAATTCGTCTGGATGGGTTCGACATTCAATTCAACAAAAAGTAAAACAAACAAGAAAGGAAGAACAAAAAATGGGAAAAATCAAATTAGCAAACATCAAGAATGAGATTAAGAAAAGCGGAACAAGCAAAGGCAAGTTCTTGTTTTTCAAAGAGGACAGCAAGGTAAGAGTAAGATTCCTCACCGATATGGAAGATGGACTTGAAGTATCTTTCCATGACAGTTTCCAGTTGGGAATCAATGTTCCATGCCAAGAGGTGTTTGGAAGGGATTGCGAGTATTGTGAGAATGAGGATTTACGGACAAGAAACATGTATGTGTGGAGCGTATATGATTATGAAAGCAAGGAAGTTAAATTGCTCATGGCGGCGGTAAACAATTGCTCTCCTGTTCCTGCGCTTGCATCTCTGTATGAAAGTTATGGAACATTGTGCGACAGAGATTATGAGATTAAGAGAATCGGAAAAGGGCAGAACACAACATACAGTGTGATTCCTCTGGAAAAGATGAAGTTCCGAAACACAAAAGTAAAACCAATGTCCGAACAGGCAATGTTGAAATGTATTGACAAGGCTTATCCTGCGGACAATTCCGAAGATTTTGAGGACGAGGACGAAGCACCGAAGAGAAACAAAAATAAGGGTGCAAAGTCAAATAATAAGCCGCTAAAAGGAAAGATGAATGAACCAGAGGACGACAATGACGATTGGGATGATGAAGAGGAAGAACAGGATTACGAGAGTATGACAGCAAAAGAGTTGTTCCAGTTGTGTAAGGACAGAGACATTGAGTGCAAGCCAAAGAAAACAAAAGAATATTACATTGACCTTCTGGAAGAAGCAGACGAGGAAGATTCTGACGATTGGGATGATGAAGATTCCGACGATGATTGGGAAGATTAGAACAAACAAGAACAGTTAGGGGTTGACAAAATGTCAGCCCTTTTGTTATAATAAAGGAGTAAGGAAGGAGAACAACAGAAGTGGGTAATTATTTTGATTTACACAGACATGACGAAACTTCTTTCTTTGATGGATTCGGAAAACCAATTGAATTAGCGAGAAGGGCAAAGGAATTGGGATATACAGCATTAGGGTTGAGCAATCATGGAAACATAACAGGGTTGGTGCAACACTGGTTGGCGTGTAAGGAGGTAGGAATCAAACCAATATTAGGGTGTGAAGTTTATTTCCAACCAAAGTTTAACAAAAAGAATCCACAGAGAAAGTCTTACCATTTATGTTTGTTTGCACAAAACAAAACAGGATATGAAAACTTGTGTCATATTATGACAGAAGCAAATGTAGAACAATTCTATTACAAACCAATTGTTGATTTTGGATTGTTGGAGAAGTATGCAGATGGGTTGATATGTTCTACTGCTTGTATTGCATCAGCAACAAGCCAAGCGATTGTAAATGGCAATGTTGAAACAGCAGGAAAGTTGCTTGACAAGTTCAAGGATATTTTTGGTAACAACCTGTATGTGGAGATTCAGCCATACAAGATTGACAAAAAGGGAACACAACAGAAAACAGATTATGCTTTGATGAAGTTAGCAAGGGAACGGAAAATCAAGTGTATACTAACATCAGACAGCCATTTTGGAAGCAAAGAAGATTTTGACACTTATTGCAAGATGCACGAAATCGGAAAAACAACACTTGATGTAAAGAACACATATTCAGAAAGGTATATGCCTAGCGAGTATGAAATAGAAGAACGATTTGCAACAATCTACAAGAACAAGTTTAAGGATGCCTTTAAGGTTGCAGAAATGTTCGTTGACAACTTAAAGAAGTTACAGGACAGCGTGGAAGAAGATATACTTTCGCAATGTGAGTTGGTTCTGCCTAAGATTGAAACAAATGGAGAATCAAGCGAAACAGTGTTGCGTAAGATGGTACAAAGAGGATTGAAGAAGCGAGGGAAGAACACAAAACAGTACATACAGAGATGTAAACAGGAACTTGATGTGATACATTATCATGGGTTTGATGATTATTTCCTCATGGTACAAGACTATGTAAATTGGGCGAGAGAACATAACATAGCAGTTGGACCGGGGAGAGGTTCTGCTTGCAATTGTTTGGTTGCGTATGCAATTGGGATAACAGATGTTGACAGTATTAAGTACAAACTTGATTTTAGCCGATTTATGAGGAAAGAGAAAAAGAAGTTACCAGACATAGACGTTGATTTTGAAACAGATAGACGACAAGATGTGATTGACTATGTTGTGAACAAGTATAAAGGGAAAGCAGTACAGATATGTTCCTATGGGGAATATAAGATTGACAACCTTGTGAATGACCTTGCAGGGGTATGTGGGTTGCCTACAAGCGGAAAGGAATTAGACGAGTATGACAAGGAACAAAACAAAAAGGTAGTTGCAGAAATCAAACGATTTATACGAGAGTATGAAGAGGATGGAAGATTGAACATGCAGTTACTTATGGAGGATGAAAGAACAGAAGAGTATAACAGCCAGTATGATAACATTATGAAACACTTTTCCAAGTTATTTGGGAAAATTCGATATTTAGGAAAACATGCCGCAGGAGTGGCAGTGGTTGGTTCTGATATATCGAATTATACAGCAGTGATTCGCAAGGGCGATATGTTCAGCAGTAGTTATGACCTTAATGATTTGGAACATATCAATTGTACAAAGTTCGATATGTTAGGACTTAAAACAATGTCAGAGTTGCGAGAGTTGGAAGAGTATACACATCATGTTGTTACAGATGAAGATAGAGAGGAACAAGAAATATATGAGAGTTTTCGAGATGGGAAAACAGACGGTATATTTCAGATGGAGAAATCAGCACCAAAGAAGATTCTGGACATGATACAGTGTGATTGCATTGAAGATGTGATTGCGGTTAATGCGTTGAACAGACCAGCACCGTTACAATTAAAGATGCACGAAACATACGCATATAACAAATTGTCTGGAAATGTAGACAGAAGTACACCGTACTATAAGTATACGAAAGAAACATACGGAACGATGTTGTACCAAGAACAGACGGTTGAGGTTGCACAGAAATTGGGGCATCTGACACCACAGCAAAGTTTTGATTTGCTAAAGATTATGAAAAAGGCAGAGAATCAGAACAAACCAGAGTATATACCAATCATTGAACAGATGAAGAAAGACTTTTTCAAAGGTTGTAGAAGTGAAGGACTTACGAAGGAACAGGCAACAGAGATTTGGGCGAGTATGCTTATTTATGGTTTCAATAAGGGACACAGCACAGGGTACACGATTATCAGTGTAGACCAGATGTGGTATAAGATACACCATCCTGCTGAGTTCTGGTATGTCAAAATGAAGTATGCAGGGAATGAGGCAGATTTACACAAGTATTCACAGTTTGCGGTGAAGGACAATGCGGTTGTGATGTTACCTCATGTGAATTATACAGCAGAAACAAGTATGCGTATGATGGATGGGGAAAATGTTATACAGCAAGGGTTGAACATCATTAAGGGAATCGGAGAAAAAGCGGCAGAAGCAATCGAACACGAAAGAAAGGAACATGGAGTATTCCGAGATTATGATGATTTTTATGACAGGTGCAAAGGAAGAACAGTAACAACAAGAGTAATTGACATTTTAAAGGAACAGGGAGCATTGGAGTTTAACAAGCGGCGTTACCTGTCAAGGGTGGTAAAATATAACAGCAGTTTGTTGGGGCGTTAAAATGTTTCATGTGAAACGTACAAAACAAAGGTGGTGAGAAAATGGAACAGTATATACCAAAACATGAGTATTCGCACAAGGTTGATGAATTGAGACAGAACAGAGTGGAAACATCTTTTTACAAATATGGTTCTGCGAGACGTAACTTTGGCAGAGGATATGTCAGCGCATTAGGAAGTCATGACAAGTGCATAGAAGCGTATAACAGAACAGGGAACAAGGAATATTTGCTCGATGCTATGAACTACCTTATGTTTGAATTTATGTACCCACAGAAAGATGGTGCATTTTTCAGACCGACAGAGAGTAAGGACAGTGCAGGAATTGTTGGAATCAGCGAGAAAGAAATGGAGAGATTGAAAGATGGCTAACAAAACAAAGGGAATCAACAAAGCAGGAATTATGAAGTTGTGTTCCGAGATTGCAAAGAAAGAAGGAGAAGGAACGGTTTACAGTTTGGGAAGTAAAAACGGAGTGTTACGAATACCACGTTGGAGTACAGGGCTTCCAGACCTAGATGCTATCATAGGTGGAGGAATACCGAAAGGAAGAACAATAGAAATATTTGGAGCAGAATCAGCAGGGAAAACAACGCTTGCGTATCAGTTCTGCGCCCAGCATGAAATGTGCCTTGACATTCCGATTGAAGGTACGTTTGATGCGAACAGAGCAAGGTTGTTTGGAAACACACCAAAACAGATGTTGGTATACAGAGCAAGGTATGGGGAAAAGGCTTTCAACAGGGCAATCAGATTTGCGGAAGAGGGTATACCCATGATTGTGATTGATAGTGTTCCATCTATGCAACCGAAAGATGATATTGACAAAATCAGAAAAGCAGTGAACACAGATAGTGAACAAGAAATGAGGATAGGGGGAGTTGCAAGGCTCATGGACAAATACCTACCTACGCTTGAAGATGTAATTGAACAAACAGGAACAACGGTTGTGTTTATAAACCAGATTCGGGATAAGATGAACGCATTGCCTTTTGGAGATAACATACAGACACCCGGCGGTCATAAGTTGAAACATAGCGCAAGTCTTAGAATACAGGTTGCAAGAAAAGGTTATATTGACATTCCGAACCATAACCCTTATAATAGTGCAAGCAAAGAAACAATTGGCATGATTATGAAGTGCAAAGTTGTCAAGTCAAAGGTTTGCAATCCAAAAGGCGAGTGCGAGATACCTTTGTTTTATGACAGGGGGTTTGTGGATTTTGCAGACCTTGACAGAGTGCGAAAAGAAATAATGGAAGAACACAAAAGAATGTATAAGGAAATGTTAGAAGGTTGATGCACTTTTATTGTATCAGATTTAACAGAACATACATTGGTGATGGTAGTGCAGAACATAGGTTTTTCGTTTATGCGGAAACAAAACTGAAAGCAGTGAAGAGATTCTGCACTACCACAGGTTACAAAAGTGCTTGCATTATTTCTGTCCATGTGGTATCATAGAGAAAAGAAGGAGAACAAAACAAATGGGATTGATGGACGAAATCAAACGAGAAGCAGAAGGGAATCGAACAAAGATACAAAGCAGTCAAGAAGCAGAATTGGAACATAAGTTGAACGCATTGCATTATCTGGATAAGGATATAAAGAAGGAATTGCAGTTCTTAAAATCAGTAATGACAAGGGGGCAGGAAACAGCAGAGAGAAAAGGACTTCATGCAAGTGCTATTATTGTTTCCGATGATAAGTTTTGTTACAGACAGCAAGTGTTGAGTTTGTTTTACAAACAGGCACAGGGAGAACAAGTACCAGTTGGATTGAAGCGGATATTTTCGGAGGGTGATGCAATCCATGAAAAGTGGCAACGCTTGTTTATTCGTGGAGGGTATGCAGAACCGTTAGATTGTGATTATAGCAGATTCAATGAAGAATTTGACCTTTCCTATACGCCAGACATTATTTGTGATATAGACGGCGTAGAAATGGTTGGAGAAATAAAGTCAGTAAACACGTTCCAGTTTAAAAAACAGAAATATCATGTATCTGGAAGGAAGCAGTTACAGTTGTATATGTATTTAACAGACATCCATGATGGTTTTGTTTTGTGTGAGGATAAGAACACACAAGAAATAAAAGTATATTTGTATAAGTTCAATTACAAAGAAGTCGAGCCATACATAGCAAGGTTGGAGAAAGTACAGTATTATAAACACAGACTTGAGACAAAAGGAAAACTTGTACAGAGACATGAAAAGTGTACAGGGTATCAATGCAAGATGGCAGAACAATGTCCGATGCGTGAAGTATGCTATGGAAGGAAAAAGGAGCGGTTAAAATGAAGATGGATATCGTTGCAGGCAGTAAAGATGATGAGTTTTATACACCAGAGTATGCAATAAAACCATTGTTAAAGTATATAAAACCTAGTTCAAAAATATTATGTCCTTTTGACACAGAACAAAGTAAATTTGTAGAAGTGCTAAGAAACGAAGGACATGAAGTATTAAATACGCATATTGAAATGGGAAAAGATTTTTTAAATTAAAGAAAGCAAATGTTGATTATATCATAAGCAATCCTCCATATTCTGTTAAAACAGAAGTAATTGAAAAGTTGTTTGAGTTGAATGTTCCTTTTGCAATGCTTGTAGGTGTTGTAGGGTTGTTTGAAAGCAAAAAAAGGTTTGAAATGTTTCGTAATAACAAATTTGAAATAATGTATTTGAATAAAAGAGTATCTTATTTTAAAAATTATGAAGAACAAAAACCTAGTCTAAACCCACCATTCAGTAGTGTGTATATATGTCATAATGTACTTCCGAAACAAATTGTATTTGAAGAAATAAACAAATAATTTACATTTAGGGGTTGACTTTGTGCAACCCTTATGTTATTATATAGGTAGAACAGGAGAAAACAACATGAGTAAATATTGCAGACCAATGGGGTTATATGTAACCTATCTGGATTGCATGGAATGCGAGGGAAAAGAATGTATAACAAAACGAGAAGAGCAAACAAATGTAAGTATGGAAGAACAGTTACAGAGAAAGATTGCATCATCTGCACAATGTATGGAAGGTGTGAACTCACAGAAAGGAGAACAAGAAGGGATGAAAAAGGTTTACCTCTTAGTAGACATAGGAACTGAATTGTTCCTAGTGTTTGCTTCAAAAAGGGAAGGATATACAAAGAACATAGTTTTTCGTGCAGAGGTTGTGAAAGCAACAGTTGACAAAGATGGGGTAACATATAACTGTGAAATCAATCGTTGCATGAATGACAAGACGGTGGATGTAAACAAGTATGTAAAGTTCTATATGTTTAGAAATTCAAACATTGATACTGGACATAGAGGGATGGACAAACAATATTATCCAGTATTTACAACAAAGGAGGGGTGTTTACAATGGCTAAGGGGATAGTATGTGCGAATTGTTGTTATCTGGATAGAACAGAAAAGGTACAGACAGGAGTAATGTACAAATATGGTTGTAGAAATCACCATGCATAC